CAGGGCCTAAACGTAGAATATTGGAAAAACTTCTACATCTTGACCATCATGCAAAACCTTGTGATGCGACGAGAAACTGTCATTTCCCTTTTCACATCTCTTGTTCAGGAGTGGAAAGCTCGGGACTGTGTTAGCACAGACCTTGAACCCGTGAACAAGGGTAGCCGGATGATCGACCGGGTACTAGTTGACCTGTATGGAGTGAATAACTCCCTTAGACTCAACGAATACTCGGATAGCCGATTATCTAGTTACCTAGGGACGCTCTATAACGTTTGTAACTGTCCTTGTGTGAAGGCAGCTCCAAAAGTTGCAGAGTACGCCTTGGATACCACCGACAGAATCATGGATCTCTGCCGGGCTCTAGGCTATAAGGGTTGGTTTGATTTGGATTGGATTCAACAGACCGATGTACACTACGCCTTGTGTTACTTGACGAGGTGTTGGGGTGCTAACCTGAAGTATCATTCTCAGTGGCTTTTCAACCACTTTGAGGATCAACAACAGCCAGCGCGACCTGCTGAAATAGTGGGGCGAGACGGGTTTCTTTGTTATGGAAGACCCGGAGCAACCATCCGAAGACGATTGAGGGGTTGGGGCTTAAAGGCAATGGAGAGTCGGTTAACGATTCTTCAGGGTTTTAAGAAGTCCCTTCTTCCCCTTCAGGAAGAGGATTGGTTCTCGACTGTTGAAGGTACAGCTAAGAGCCTTGGGACGGAGGCTCCCGATGCCTCGGAAGAGGTAGTACGGGAGTTGGTTCGGACAGGTGAGGAGTTGCGGAGGAAGATGCCTGCTTATGTTGTTCGAAAGAACTTCAAGCTCTCTAACTCTGCATGCCGCGAAGCCAAAAGATCTGAAGGAGGCTTCGCTGGAGAGTATTTCCGACGAATGGGTATTAGAAATAGTATCGTTTATCGGATTTCTCGTCCTTACCTTGTTGGCGACTTCAAGACTATTGGAACGTCTGAAGTTGGTTTGGTGTATTCTCGGTGTGAGTTCAACTATCGGGACGTATACAATGAGTATACCTCTTATTCTAACGCTTTCGAAGAGCAATCTCCGATGAGCCGATTGAGTGAGAGGACCTCTATTGTCGACGTACGTGTGATCCCTGAACCTTTCAAGTTCCGCGTAATCTCTGTTGGAGAGTTCAATTCTTACTCAGTTTTGAAACCCCTTCAGGTGATGTTGTGGAAGACACTGCAAAAGTTTGAGTGTTTTAGCTTGACTGGCCGAGGAGCTGACGATCTGTTCTTTCGAGCAGAGTCCATTATCACTAAGTACTGGGATGTAGGAATGAAGTTCCTATCAGGAGACTATAAAGCAGCAACGAATATGTTGTCTAGCTATGCAGCTCAGACTTTGTCTGAGGCATGGTTGGCTGACTATCCGGAGCTGTCTATGTGGCTCAAGAAATCCCTGTACACCTCTACCTTGACCTTTGAGAAGGCAGGAAAGGGTGTGGTTTCGTCGCTTCCAGGACAGGAAGAGATCACGTCTACGTTTGATGACGTTGAGATGTTGAACGGGCAGCTTATGGGGCATCCTTGCTCCTTTCCGATTTTGTGTGGTGTTAATGCCGCAATTTGTCGGATGGTTGGAGAAGGTCTGGGGTCGTCGGTTTAGCCTTGACGATCTGCCGCTACTGGTCAATGGGGATGATTGTCTCCTAATAGGACCAGATTCCCTCTATGGAGAGTGGAAGTCGAGAATAGGTGAGGTTGGCTTGGTGGAAAGTGTTGGTAAGACTTACGTCTCTGACAAATTTGCCATGATCAACTCTCGCTATCTTTCGATTCGCACGAGAGCCGTAGAGCAGAGTGCACTCGAAGTGACATCTGATGTCTTTTCTCAGATGTATTCCGAGTTAAGCACTCGCTATGTTGCATATATTGCCCATGATGTGGGATATTGCAACTTGGGGATACTTGTCGGCCGTAAGAAGGGTAGCAACGTTGATTGTGAGGTCAATGTTGCGGAGAAAGTTGATGATCGCTCGGCGTACGCATTTTGGCAATCAGCTGCTGATAACTTCAAGCAAATGAACTTGAGGTGTAAGCGACTGAAGGTCGATCTGGGCCGTTATGTAAAGAGCTTTCAGAGATACTTTTCAGCTATCCCTTTGGATCTTCACTTGCCGAAGGAGCAAGGTGGATTTGGCTTTGAGGAGGAAGGGTCTTGTGGAAAGACCCTGCTGTTGCATAAGTTCCGTGCAACAGATTGCCAGTGTCACAAGAACACTTTGTTGAGAAAGTTCAAGATGCACTATGATGTGTGTCCTGGTTCTGACTCTCCAAAGTGGAGAACACCTTTTGTGATGCCGCGAACCTCGGCTATAATGCTTGGAGAAGCATATTATAGCGGTGGAATGGCGACTGTTTACGACGACGATACCTTTCCGGACTTCCTTGCAGAAGCATGGGAATGGGGTAAATTGTCGAAGCGGTTTGCCGTTCGACGCAGTGATGTTGCATCCTGCGATCCCGAGCCAAAAGTTCAGCACGAGTGGACGGTAACGACGTGTTAGGCGTACTAATCACGACTGTAGCCATCATGGGAATGATGGCCCCGGAGGTATCCGTTTGAGGATTTAGTGAGAGGGACTACGACTTTGGTCGTGTCCAGGAGTAGGTTTTGTACATGGGAAGTCCTTTGTTTGAGTGTTTGAAACTAGCACCCAATCAACTGGGATTGAGTATGAGTGTCACGTTTGTAACGTGATGGCATGCTCACTTGAGTTGATAACATAGGATCTTCGGATCGTGAAAGAACGTACATCTAACTATCGTTGGGTTTCGATAAGTTAGCTTTTGTTGTGTTCATGCACGATAGGTTATGATGAATCTTTCGATCCAAGTAACCATGGT